TGGCAGACTGGACGGTCACGCGGTCAGCCACGGGTCGCACGTTCTCATCATTGAGCGCGGCCTGAACCACGGCCAGCAAATCATCAGGTGCAGTGCCGTCGCCGGTTTGTGCCAGCACGGAAATCGTCACGCAGGCAGGCGACGGGCTTGTCACCGAAATATCCGCCACCCGCCCGTCAGCCGAGCGCCCGTGATACTCATACGCGCCAACCGGACCGGCCACGCTCAGCCCTTCAAACGCCTGCTGCGCCCGCACCCGCAGATCCGCATCGCTTTCCATCACCGCCGCCACGGCGGGCACGCTGACCGCATCCTCAGGCGTGATGGTCAGACGCTCCACGCTGAACGTAGCGGCGATGTTGTCCAGGTCTGCGCCGGTGGCATAAGCCAGCATCACCGCCTGCGCCGCCTCGTTAACCCGCTGACGCAGGATCAGTTCGCGGTAAGCGTTCTCCTCCAGCAGCTTCACGATGGGTTCAGATTCCAGGGTCAGCGTACGGGCAATCGCCGCCTGCTCCTCCTCCGGATACAAGGAGACCAACGTGGCTTTGCGCTCCGCCAGCAGGGTTTCGTAGTCCAGCACCTCCACCACGTCGGGGGCGGGTAACTGGCTCAGGTCGATAGTTGCCATAATTCAGCTCACGGGTAAGGTTAAGGAGATGGCGGCGGACGTGTCTTTACGGGTGCCGGTAATATCCACCACGCCTTTTCCGTCGAACGTCGTTTCAAAGGTGATGCCGGTCAGGCTGACGCGCGGCTCCCATTTCAGGATCGCGCTGTAACAGGCCGCCATGATTTGCAGGCGCAGCGCCGCATTCTGCGGGCGGTCAGTCAGCTCAGACAGTAGTGAACCATAGTCGCGGCGCATGACGCGGGAACCGACGGGCGTGCGCAGAATGTCGCTGACCGACTGCTGAATATGTGCCAGGTCTTCGACGCTGCGCCCCGTGTCGCGAGCCAGGCCGATGTATTTTGCATTACTCATGAAGGCACCTGCGTCTGACCGCCGCCCGTCTGGACGCCGCCGTGTTTATGGGTATGAACGACAATGCCGTTTGACGTCAGGCTGCCGCCGGAATGGGTGATATTGCCGGTCATGGTGCCGCCTTGTTTCACCTCCAGACTGCCGGTGATGAGTTTGTTCGTGCAGACCACTTCCGGCGTGTCGAGGGTGATACGGGTTTTTGCCGTGCAGGAGATATCCGGTGCAGTAGCCGCGATTTTTTCCGAGGCATTCACCGTGGCGGATTTAATGCCGGTTGCCAGCAGCGCGCCGGTTTTCGGTTCGTACTCGATCACCGCACCGTCAGGGAAAGTGACGTGTACGGCATCGGCTGAGGCCGACGGCGCAGGAAATTCATCAGAGAAAACGCCGGGCATCACAAAGGCGGTATCCAGCTCACCGCCCAGGCAAAACAGTAAAACCTGTTCACCGGCGGACGGTGCCCACCAGGAACGGGCGCGCCCTGCGCGTGATGTCAGCCAGTGCAGCCAGTCGGTGACGTTGCCGCCGGTGTTCACGCGACAAGTTGCCGCCTCTAAATCCACCTCGGCAACGGTGCCAATGCGGATCAGATTACGCAGCAGGCGCGGAATGTCGTTGTTGGGGATGGATGTATTCATGGGTAAAAGAATGCCGCCCTGTCAGGCGGCACACAATTTGGGACGGGTTGATGGCGGGTGGCACAACGTGGGGATCACTTACCGTGGCATAAATCTATGTTGCGAAAAACTCAAAACGTTGAAATATTTGGCGTGAAATCACTTGCGGACATCATAGTCCCTTACATCCCATTGATGAGCAGACAACGAATTGAAATAGCTATAAGACACCGAATGACGATCTAACGATTTCTGTTCGAAAAGTAAAACACGAAAAATGAGTTTATGATTGAGTCCCTTTCTTGACTAAATCATAAAGTTAGTTACTTTCATTACCAGAAATTACATAATTCAATATTTAGCGGTATCCTGTAATACCATTAAAGTGACAATTCGGTGATAGGGCATATTTCATCAAGCCCACTTCAATTAATGTGGCATTACCCTTAACTGATTATTCCCTCTAAAGACTTGAAAAGCATATAGAAAATTTCATTCTAGAGGTCGTTTTTAGTATTAGAGACTCACAGATGAGGATATATCTAAAATGAATATTTCGAACGGGGATTATTTCGGGACTAATGATTTCGAGCGTTGTTCTGAAGCTGCCTTATCAGGTGATCTCGACGCACAAGTAGAGCTAGGGACGATGTATAGGGACGGTGATGGAGTTCCTCTGAATTACACAAAAGCCGTGGAGTTATACTCTCTTGCTGCCGAACAGGGAAATGCTGCGGCACAGAATGCCCTCGGGGTAATGTATCAACAGGGTTATGGTGTTACGCAGAATGTTGCCAAAGCAGTGGAGTTGTATGCACAATCTGCCGCTCAAGGTTTTGTTTCGGCACAATATAACCTTGGAGCGATGTACGATTATGGTAAGGGCGTTCCGAAGAATGAAAACAAAGCCTTGGATTGGTATTCAAAGGCCGGAGAACAGGGACATCTGGATGCGATAGTCGCGTTAGGTACATTGTATTTTGGGCGTCACGATTATACCAAGGCAACCGAGTTGTGGACTAAAGCAGCCAATCAGGGTAACGCTCGAGCGCGCGATAATCTCAGTAAAATGCAGCAATATGAGAAAAACATGGATAAAGACAAGGATCGACTTACCTGTCCATTCTGTTTTACTGATAGTGAATATGGCGTTAGTGTGTGTAAAGGGTGTTTAGCGGAAGTTAAATACAAATCGCAGAATAAATATTTTCTACCCGTGATGGGTATATCTTCTGTGCTCACCGCTGCGGCCTACTTCGCGGGTATTGAGGGAGGGGTTTTGCTTTTTTTGATTTTCTTTTTCTGTGCAATCGGGGTCAGCGGTCTTTTAAAATTAACGACCAAGCAGAAGGCGACTTTTCACAGAATACGTTCAGCTTAAGTATTACTTTATGATAAAAACGTCCAAATTTTTGGGCGTTTTTTTAATTATGAAACCAATTGCCTTCATAACTCACAAGGGGGCAATTTTAGCAAAGTCAGTACCTGGCAAAAAGCAGACATGCTGATGTGAATCGTCCGCTATGAGCGATCTGCGGACATTATTGTGTATGCAAAACGGGCGGCAGGTTAGCTGATATGAAAATCGCCACGCTGTTAACGTGGCGACTGAAAGCTTGTGTTATCCGTTGTCTCTCTCGTCTAGGACTTTACGGTATCTTGCTCGCTCGACTTCATCCAGATTTGTATCTGACAACACAGTTCTGCCTTTGATGGCTAAATCCGTATCTATTTCTGTCCTGGTAGCATAAGCCTTAGATATATTTCCGTTTGGATATGCAGCCCCGTTAGTCAATGGCCCACCAAGACCTCGGGCGAAAGCTAACGAAAGAACAGCCACAGCCAATAATACTGCTATCAACGGATAAAAAAACGTAGGTGAGACTTGTTCCAAAAACAATCGCAGCCTTACGAATGGAATAATCGAACATAGAATAAGAGCGCTACTTGCGAGAGACCATGACTTCAGTCTATTCCCTTCACGTCTGAGTATAGATACAAGACAAATCACACCTGCGATTACTAAGACGGTAAACGTGATAATCAGCGTCAGGTCAACGTGGTTAGAAATCCAATACACGGAGTTTCCCACTGAGTAAATGATTGAAAGGAGGACTAATGGGAACAGTCGTTTAATATTCTTGCTGACGAAAAAATACAACACTAATACCGGGATAGCGTTGATGATACTGCCTATTAATATAGGTGTGAAGGGTATAGACATATTGAACCTCGAGAAGTTTATGTGAAAATACAATATGAAGTGATTCAGGGTGCGAATGACTATATTTGGCGCACTAGAGACATTCTCAACTGCTACCACTGAAGCACAACCACTGTCAGCCTGGACAGTTCGGTGTTTCTGTCAAGGCCTGTGGTATCTATCTCAGTAATAACTGAATCAGCTGAACTAAGATATACGTCGTCGCTGCCATTTGTATTGCCCGGAATCCCCATCTGAGATATCGCCATTCATGGCGCTCTCTGGAATAAGCTTCTTCAATGGCGGGGTCAGAGTGTTTTTGTTTCTTTGTCCTGAGTTCATCTATTATCCAGAGGACGAGAATAAGGATAATGATGGGTTTCTGGAGTAAAGAATGATCCACAAAGAGTGACTCCAATCCGCTCGCTGATAAAGGCAGAATAGATGAATAACGTTCACGTAGCTACCACTAAAAATAGTGGTTTTCTCCATTTTTAATGTAAGTATGAATTAAGCAATTCTGGTCTTACCTTTTACGGTTATTGAGTGAATGCGGGAAATCCTGTTGTCAGGGCATCCCGCATTTCAGTAAAAGGCCAGTAAGTTAATTTAATGTGACTTTTATCGCAGGTGCTTTATCGTTCAACGCATCTACCTGGTTCTTGTAAATAGCAAGATCTTCACGAATTAATGTGGTATTGATAGCAACCTTGTCTGCATTATATCCATCTATCATTAAATATGCAGTACCTTCTGCACTGAAAATATTTTGTGGGATATTCGACAGAATACTGGAGAAACTTCTGGCTTCTTCATCATTGCTTGGGGATATATTGCATTTAATTGCACTTTTCTCAAGCATTAACGTGACATTTTGTCGCGTTCTGTAAAATTCTTGTGGTCCATAATTGAGTGAGTCACCACAGCCAGAGACTTCGATTGGAAAGTGTTTTTTCTCGAAATCATATGCTTCAGGTTTGCGAATTCCAAGGTAGGCATCCGTAATTATTTCTTTTTTGACGCTCTCCTGTCGACTATTAAGGCGCGACAGCATTTTACTTACCTTGATATATTTAATATCTTTAAAGGAGGACAGTTGCTCATTCGCCTTGTTTAATTCTTCTTGCTTCATATCGTTACGTTTAAATGGATCCTTCTCGGCATTCCAGCGTTCGCTGAGCAGGTCTAACTTTTCTTCATCCGTAACTTTACGCCCTGAATTTGCTAAAAATAGTAACATCAAACTATCATTTGTGACGGGCTTGAATTCACTATCTGCAAGGGTTTTCGCAGCCATGGTTTGCTTTTCTAACTCTGCAACTTTGGCCGCTTCGGCTGCTTTTTTCTCTTGTTCTAGGCGTTGTTCTTCAGCTTTTTGTTTTTCTTGAGCTTCACGCCAGTTTTTTTGCTCTGGTGTTTCATCAATCTTAATTACCTTCAGTTCTGCCAAATTCAGTCCGCTGCGTACAGAGTCTGCATCAAGCTGTATTTTGTTGTCAGCATTTTTAAACAATTCATAACTAACCGGGCCGGTTAATGCTTTACCTGATGTGTGAGCATCCGAAGCTGTTATGGTTACGGTGCACTGAGCAGCCTTTTCGGTTGCTTTCTCATCATTCTGCTTAGGGTCAGTGAACTTGATAGTGATGTGTTGTTTGAATTGGTCAGTGCTTTCACCGCTGCCACTCTCCAGAGCGAGCGCAGAGAACAATCTGTTCTGCAAATCAGGCTGAATTGATTGATCCCCGCAATCAATATCATTTTTATTGCAGCCGGCCAAGGCCAAAGCGCAAAGCAAAACTGTTTTATATTTCATTTTTCCTTTCCTTGAAGGCTAAGTACTATCTTAGAGATAGCAATAAAATTTACTGTGCAGGCTAATATAAATTTAAAAAGGATGCGACTCAACTTGTTTTAATGCAAGCGGAATGATTTTCTTCGGAATATATTTTAATTTAACCGGCTAGCTCACTTGAAAATAAAGTCTTGATATGATAGCGCCGTTTAGGCTTGTTTTTCATCAAGTTTGCGACTGCAATCATCGCTATGACATCTATAACGCTGACAAGCTAAAATAATAGGCGAAATGAATTTTTAAAACATTTCAAATGAAGAGTCCATTTAATACCTCACAAAAATGAGTATTGAGAGAGCGGCTGCGATTATAGCGATTCTGATATCCCCCATCACGCTGGTATGCCTTATTCCGGTCCATTCCCCCCTTAGCCAGATGAATGCAAAGCTGTGGCAGCATGCTGCCCAGTGCTTGCCTCTGGATTCTTTTTACACTCTCAACCTGAAACGTTGTGTGGCCTCGTCCGCCAACGCATGTAGTGGAATACCGATTTTGGCCACATAAGCAGAAGTGTGAAATGTCCACTCCTAGCACAGAGCTGCCTGTCAGATTAGATTTGGCTCTGTGCCGCAGTTATGTCAGGTGAAGTCTGAGCTAATAAGTTTTAGCAATTCATCTTCCACAATCTTCAAATCTTCTGCATCCAGTCCAAGCAGCGGGCGCGAAGGATAAGGCGCTTCTTTAGCCCAGACGTTCGGACGATCCCGCAGCCCGTACTGATGCACCGTCGCCATGCGCTGAACCTGTCCGGTGAATTCCACCACGGCGTCATCAGCGGTGCCTTTGGCCTTCATGTATTTAGCCGTGCGTAACCTGGCGAACATCTCCCGCTTAATGCGGCCTTTCTTTGCCCGCAACGGCTGCGGGCGTCGCGGGGTGAACGGCTGCCCTTCCGGCGTGACCTGCTGCTTAATGCGCTGCTGCTGATGTTTGCGCAGACGCTTCGCAATGGTCGCCGCCATCGCCTTCCGGCTTTGCGGTGAGAGCGCGGCAATCAGCCCCGCTAGGCGGGTATCAAACGCAGATAACTCACTCATGCCACTGGCTCACTAACTCGCCGTGCAGGTACAGTTCACGCGGCCTTTCCACCGGCTCCGGCAGCGGCGGTTCCGGAAAATGCTCCACGTGCAGACCGACATCAATCTGTTCCACGATCACGCGCTCGGTGAGCTGCACATCAATCGCGATATCGTAGGAACCATCATCCAGCATGTCGGCCTTAAATTTAAAGCCGGTCTGTTGCTTTTCCGATGTCGCCATGATGTCCGGCTGGTTATCACGCAACCAGGCCAGAATGGGCACGATGATCAGATCGCAGTCCTGGGCAAAGTTGGTGATCAGCAGCTCCGTCTGATACTGGTATTCAAACGACAGCGAGCTGGCTAACGTGGAAACGATACGCCCGTTATCCACAAACATCCGCAGCTGGTCGGGGCTGGTTTGCAGCACCGGCACGGCGTCAGTTAAGGCTTTTCGTAGCTGTGCGGGTTTTAACACGGCGTTCCTCCTGGCATTGTTTAACCGCTTCCACCTGGAGGCCGCAGGCGGTTAGCGCGGCCTCCAGGTTTCTGACATCGGCGCTTAAGTCGCCGTTAGTGGCCGGTGAGCTTGCCGGTATCTGACAGCTCGTCACCGCCGGACAGCCAACGTAAATAATCTGCGGCGCTGGCAAAGGCGGGACGCGCGTGCATCCGGCCAATACCATCAGGCAGAGGAGCAGCGTACCAATCGCGCATTTCCTGATTTTCATTGAGTAACCTTTGAATGTCATATTCACGATCCCGCGCCTGTTGACTTGCCCGTGCGAGCTGGTTGCGCAGACTTTGCTCCTGACGTTCCCGCGTCACGGCTTCATCGTTCAGGCGGTTAATGGCGTTGTCGCGGCTTTCGATACCGGCGGACAGCGTGCCGATGATCCGCTGCGCCTGGTCTGCCTTATCAGTCAGGCCGCCGATACGCCAGGTTTGCAGCCCCGCCAGCGCGCACGCGGCCAGCATTAACAAAATTAAAATGCGCATCAGACACCCCGCAGGCAGTAGGCCAGCTCATTCGCGCGGCGACGCTCCAGACCTGTGACGCGCTCGCCGTTCACAAATACCCAGCGCGGCAACTGTTCGCAGGCTTTTCGCCATTCACCCTTGTTGATGAAAAATGCCAGGGTGGATTTACACGCCGCCGTCACGCCGACGTTGAACGCGAACGACACTACGGCGTCATATACGGGCTGCGGCATGGCAACCGGCATGCAGCGGGCAATGCCTTTTTCCACCCGCATCACGTCTTCCACCAGGTTAACGGCGGCCTGCTGTTCGCTGATGTGCGTCTGCGGCTTCACGTCTGCGGTGTGCCCGATGCCGTTTGTCCAGACGCCCGCGCTGCACTGATAGGCTGACAGGCGGCAGCCTTCAAAATCGGCAATCAGTGCCAGACCGGCGGCGGACGTTTTCAACGTGGGCGTTTGCGGCAGCAGCGCAGCAATCGCCAGGACGGCGGCGACCGCGCAGCGTCTAACGATTGATGGCTGCATTGATTTCTCCACTGACGCCCATTTCTTTCAGCAGGCGGTAGGTTTTGCGCCGGTAGTACCAGTTCACCAGAAAGGTCGCGACGCCGACGCCTGCACCGACCAGAAAGGCGATATCCTGCGGTGACATCGCGCCGAGCCAGGCAAGAAAGGCCGCGACGCAGTAACAGATAAACGAGGTGATGCGCTCCA